AAGCCGCAAGGCTATGACTGATGGGGTAGCGCGGATGATGCGTATGTCATATGGTCTGCCAGCCCCCGCACAAAGCAGGGGTAAGGGCTATAACGGCATCATGCAAGCCCAGCGCGGCAACGCACAAGTGATGAAAGACAAGCAAGCGTCAAGCCGCTATCATCCTGACGACCATAGACCAGAGCGGTATGCGGAATTGCAAAAGAAACTGGACGAGCGGCGGAATAATCCGAATTACAAACACGCCAAATAAAGTTGAAATTTTTCTGCCGCAAAAGGCGCGGCAGAAACCGCCTAACACCAACGAACCTAAAGGCGTGTTCGTTGGCACGGCTAATTTAGAAGGGAGTACAACTATGCCAGGACAAGTTATAGGAAAAAGATTGCAACAGGGATACCCAGGCAGCCCCACCCGAAGCAGCGACATTGTCGTGCTTAACAGGGTATGCGTGGGGGAACTTCCCTTTGGTGCGCCTGTGTTTTTGAATCCTGACAACACAGTTAAGCAATTTGGCAGTGACGGCGCAGATGCTAGATTTATGGGATTTGCCGTGCGTATTGTCAAGGAGCAGCAGAGCATTTTTGAGACAGTAGGCGGCTATCGTGACGGTGAGCTTGCGGACGTTTTAACGAGGGGCAGTATTTCTGTGCCGTTTAAGGGCACAGGCACACCCACGGCTGGCGGCTCTGTGTACATTCGCATTGCGGCTAATGCCTCGCTTCCCAGTGCCGAAATAGGCGATGTGGAAGCGGCGGCAGACGGCACAAATACCGTGCTGATTTCTAACGCACGATTCACTACAGGGCAGACAGACGACCACGGCATTATCGAGGTGACTGTCACCGAAAGGAGAGTATAGCATGAGCAACGGACTATTAATCGGCAACAAAAGCAATATTCGCGACGGCATCCCTGTGATTGAAGCGGGCGGCATCGGCGGCGGCTTTATCACGGATTCGGCGGCAAGCGGCTCTAGCCTTGCCTTTTTGGTGGGTGAGCTTGAAAAACGCAATCCAAGATTGCTTGAACCCCTCACATCCACCACATGGCCGCGCGACATCAAGGTAAACATGGGCGGCGGCTGGGTTGAGCGTGTGTCTGGCTACACAGTTGGCTATGGCGATGTCGGCGGCGGTGCTGATGGACTCGCACGCGGACAGACCACCGAAGTGCCCGTTATTCAAATTGACACAGGCAAAGACTGGTGGGACGTGTTTACCTTCATGCGTAAATTGCACGTACCGCTGGTTGACCAAGCCATGTTGCGTACAGCAGGACGCAGTCTGGATGAAATGATGACCAAGGGCTTGCACCTTTCTTGGGACAAGCAGATTGACGAGAATACATACGTGGGCTTTGAGGAGCTTGGCACATACGGCCTCGTGAACAATCCCAACATCATGACATCTCTTGTGGCAACAGGCGCAAGCGGCTCAACCTCTTGGGACACCAAAACCCCTATTGAAATCTTGGCGGATATTGATGCTGTCATGAACGACACGTGGGAGCGGAGCGAATACGACCTTGCAGGTATGGCAAATCACATCTTGTTGCCGCCGCGCAAGTACAGCTTGCTTGTGCAACGCATTGTGTCCGAGGCAGGCAACCAATCCCTGCTGAATTATCTGCTTGAAAACAACATTGGGCGCAATCAGGGCATCGACTTGGGTATCTACCCCAGTCGTTGGTGCATGGAAGCGGGTACGGGCGGCACGGACAGAATGGTAGCATACGCCAACAACGAGGACACAGTTGAGTTTGACATGACTGTGCCGCTGGCACGCAAGATGACACAAGTAAGTGCTGAGAGTGTGGCGTATATCAGCGTATATGCAGGGCAGTTTAGCCAAGTGAAGTTCAAACGCTTGCAGCCTGCCGCGTATCGTGATGGGGTATAATGAAGTTTTTCTGCGGCAAAACCACCCGCAGAAACCGCCTAAACGGCTAACGAGGAGGATTTCAACATGACGATTATTTCCAAGAAAGCATTTCGATTTGAGCTACGCAAGGGCAAATCCGTTGTTGACGTAAGAGAGGTCAGACCGCACATTTTGGTGGGCGGTCTGCCTGATTGGGTGAAAGATACGGAATTGTTCAAGCTGGCTGTGAAGGATGGTAGTATCACCTTTGTGGAATCGCAAAAGCCAACGCCCGCCAGCAATGTGCTTGAGGGCAACGTAGAGGGCAAGGCCGACGGCGAAGATAGCGGGGATGCTAATGGCGAAGATGTAACGCATCCAGAGGGCGTAATGCCCGAAGCCTTTAAGACCCCGGATGAAGTGGCGGCGTTAGGGCGCGCTGATTTGCTTGCGTATGCAGCGCACATTGGCGTTGAGGGCTTCCAGCCCAATATCCAAACAGCCAATTTGCAATCCCGCGTGAACACCTTCATTGCTGACAAGCTGGCAGCGGTCGCGCCGCAGGAATGATGATGCGGCGGCAACTACCCCCACGAGTTATAGGGCTGTTGGCACACAGCGGCAGGGGTGGAACAAATCCACTCTACGCGGTGGCTGACTTCTACAGCCAGTACCCGCAGTTTTTCAACCCGCCTGACCCTGATGATATTCCTGCCCCTCTTGTGCCAATGGAAATTCTGGAAATGTACATTGAGCTTGCACACGACTGTATCAGTTATGCCTTGTTTGGGCGGCTGTGGCGGGTGTGCATGGGATTGTTTATCGCACATTTCCTGACGTTGTATTTGCAGACCATGGACGACCCATTAGCAGGCGACACAACAGGACTGATAGCGTCCAAGTCTGTTGATGGCGTATCGGTTAGCTACAATCACAACGCCTTGACCTCTGATATGGAGGGCTTTGGCATGTTCAAGGCTACGACATTTGGCGAGCAGTTGATTACGTGGGTGCGGATGCTGGGGATTGGCGGACTATATGTGAGGTGAAGGAATGTTGAGAGTTACTGCGGATGTTAAAGAGAATGACAGTGGTTTGCAGGGTGCGGTTGGTGATTTGTTGGAGCTGGCGGGGTTGCAGGTGCTGGTTGGTATTCCTGAGGAGAAAGACAGCCGCGAGGATGGTCAAATCGGCAATGCAACATTGATGTACATACACTCAAACGGCAGTCCAATTAACAACATTCCTGCACGGCCTGTGATTGAGCCCGCCCTCGAAAACGATAAAGAGCGTATCGGGCAAGTCATGGGGGATGCAGTCAAGGCGGCGATGGATAATGACATTGATGGCGCGAGAAAGCACCTAGAGCGCGCAGGGATGGCGGGGCAAAATGCGGCACGGGATTGGTTTACAAATCCCGCCAATGGCTTTGAGCCGCTTTTACCTGAAACAGCACGCCGCAAACAACAGCGCGGTGCAGACATTGAGCGGCCGCTTATTGATACAGGTGCTCTGCGGAGTGCGATTACCTACGTTGTGGAGGATAAGTCATGATTAACGTAAGCCGCCTTATGAGCGACCCTGCGTTCGCCACTCATTACACAGTCGTCCGCCAATCGGGCAAATGGGTTGAGGGGCGTTTCGTGCTGGGCGAGCCTGCGGCACTACAATTCTACGGCCCTGTGCAACCCGCCACTAACAAAGAGCTTGACCAAATGCCCGAAGGTGACAGACAGCGCGGCACAATGAAATTTTTCTGTAAGCCGCCTAACAGATTGTATGTCACAGATGAAAACCTTGCGACATGCGAAGGCAATGTCTCTGATGAAATCATCTATGACGGCCAGCGGTACAAGATTTTTGCTGTGAAGGAGTGGGGGCGCAATGGGTACTACAGGGCGTTTGCGTATAGCTATCAGCGAGAGGGTGATTAGGCGTGAACGAGATTAACATGAGCATCACCCAAATCGAGGACATGTTCCGCTCGATTGTCTGCCGCCTGCTTGGCGTTGACGCAGACGACGGCGGCAGGGTGCGATTTGTGTGGGGTTCTGACGTGGATAGAAATTCCAAGTCTGCCCCAAACCTTGCTACCACCCAAGACGTGTGTTATATCCAAATCACGCCCCAAGACGACAACTTCAACCGCTTGCGTACAATTCGGTATATCGACATGGGTGGTGTAGACCTGACCGCCATTGACGAGCATACAGATGTTCACAGCGTGCTATTCATCAACTACGGCACTAATGCCTATGACAACGCAAGACGTATACGCAATGGCCTGTACAGCAATGACGTACGCCGCACACTGCGCCTTAACAACTTTGCGCTGGTAACGGATGCGCCAGCCATACGGCGTGTGCCTGAGATTGTAAATGCAAACTGGATTAATCGTGTGGACGTATCCGCTACGTTTAATCAATTCGTGCGGCTGGTTGGCGTGATGGAAACTATCGAGCGTGTGGGCGTGGACATCGTACAAGAAAGCGGCCGCGCACACAGTTTTGAAACGGAAGTCTTTCTGCCGCAAAAGGCGCGGCAGAAACCGCCTAACACGTCCGTCCAAGAATCACGGACGGGCGCACGGCTGACAGAAAGGAAGTGAATCAATGGCTCTGCCATTATCAGACATTGTTAATATCCAAGTCAATCTTTCGCCCCGTTCGGCTATTCGAGCGGGGTTTAATCTTGCGTTGCTTGTTGGTACAGCGAATGTGATAAGCCCTGACGAGCGTGTCAGGCTGTACCCCAGCAGTGACGCTATGCTAGAGGACGGCTTTGTAACAACGGACCCCGAGTACATTGGTGCAAGGCTGTTGTTTATGCAGAGTCCGCCGCCTAGCCGTGTTGCTATTGGGCGGCACAATAATATCGTAACCGAGGGCGAATTTACCATCACAAGCACCGCTGATGATGTTGTTGGCGATTACGTCATCAATATCGAGCATACGCCGTCAGACGGCAATAGCTTTGTGTACTACACGCCATTTGACCTCAACAGCCTGCCAGTATTTGGGGGTGTGCTTACATACCCATGGGAAGCAATCACATCAGGGCAGTCGATTACCCCTGTAGCGGGGGCGACCTTCATTGTTGTAGGCGAAGTGGACAGCGCGGGTGCACTTATTAATATCGGTGCTGCCATTCTTGGCGGTGAATCAGTATCGCTGGGCTTTCCAGTTGCGGAATCCCCTGTTGATGCCGTGCGGGCGTGCAGAAATGCAAACAGCGATTGGTATGCCGTGACATATCTAGGTGCTGAACCTGATGACATTGCGGACATTGCCGCATATGTGGAAGGCGTGCAACCGCCTACAGTACAGTTTTACACCACGGACGAGCAGCTGGTGATGATTGGCGACCAAGGTAGCATCTTTGCGAGATTGCGTGCCAAAAACTATATGCGCTCTATCGGGCAGTATTCGCTAACGCCTTATGCGGTGTGCGGCATCTTGGGCTATGCAATGGGTGCTAACACTCGCCTGAGCCGAAGTGCCTACACGCTAAAGCACAAGCGGGTTGTAGGGATTGTGCCTGATGATTTGAACGTGACGCAGGTTGACCGCTTGCAAGCGGTTAATGCAAACTACTACGTCAGCCGCGGGGCGCAATACTTTATGTTTGAGCAGGGTACAATGGCAGACGGCACTTGGTTTGATGAGGTTATCAACCTTGACATGCTGGTCAACGACATGCAGCTTGCAATCCTTGATTTGCTCGTCAGCCGCCCCAAAGTGCCGCAGACTGAAAGCGGCATGAATGAAATCAAGCTGGCAATGACACCGAGCCTGCGTACCATGCGTACAATCGGCTTTATCGCCCCTGGGGTATGGAATGGCCCTGCTATCTACGTTGAAGCTGACTATGCGCCGCTACGCACAGGCGACATGCTGGAAAATGGCTTTTTGATTCTGTCAGAGCCAGTTGACTTGCAAAGCCAAGCGGATAGAGATGCAAGGCTAGCACCGCCGATTTATGTAGCAATCAAGCTGGCAGGGGCGATTCATACAGTCCGTGTCAGGATTGACGTAAACCGATAGGAAGGGGGATAAACGATGACATATTCATTCGCAGATTTGGCAGTCACAATCATGCACCCCGCAATGGGGCAATTATCCCTTCAAGGCGAGGGTATCGGCACAATCACATTCACGTTTGCAGAGGATACCTCCGCGCACGACTTGGCGGCAGATGGCAGGGTGATGACATCCAAGGTAGAAGCACGTAACGGCTCTGTTGCCATTGAGGTACAGCAGACAAGTGAAGCTCATGCGTGGTTTACGCGCCTGAACAACTACCTTAACGCCGCACCTTCAAGCCAATGGGCTATTACGAGCCTGATGGGCGTTGCGACAAGCATGAGGGTGACGCATGAGTGCCAAGGCATGTCTATTCAAAAGCGGCCTGATAAAGCGTATCAAGCGCAGGGGCAACGTGTGACGTGGACGTTCCTTGCAGAGGAAATGATGGAGAAATAATTTGTTGTAACGGCATGAGAAATGTGCTATAATTAAGGCCGAGCAATCAAGAAGCAAGGCGGTTGGCGTAATCCCCTGTAGAAAGGGGGTGATACCATGTCTGTATTTGAGATTATCATGATAATCTTTGTCGCAATGACCTTTGTAGTGACGATGATTGAGTTGATGATTTACATAAATGACATGATTTCCAGAAAACGGAAATAACCGCCCCTCTGACTAAGTGCGCGGTTATTTCTAAATAATCCCATTAGCCAACCGCTTTGCGATTGCTCTTTTTGTTCACTTGATGTAATTATATCACAACCCCCTTGCGAGCGCAAGAGGGTTTTTTAATTAGCGCGAGGAGGAATATCATGAATCCAGACAATATCAGGCACGTTGAAATAAACGGCCGCAAATTTATGTTTTGCAAGATGACACCCAAGGCGGCACTCAAAATTGTCAAGCTGCTGGCGGCAAAAATTCTACCATTTTTGGACAAAATCCCATTTGCAAGCTTGGCTGGTGCGGTGGATGGAGGGCTGGACGACCTAGACGGCTTCTTGGAGGGCCTTAATCTGCCTGGCATTGCATCAGCCCTTGATTTGATTGACGACGAATCGCTGGACAAGCTGATTGACGCAGGGCTTGCACACAGCTATGAGCAATTAGCGTCAGGACCTGTGCGTGTGATTAATCCTGATGGCACGTATGCTGTTGCGGGGATTGAGCATGACGTGAAGCTGACTTTGCGCTTGACTATCGAGGCTATCGTTTGGAGCGTGGCAGATTTTTTCGACGGCAAGGGCTGGAGTTCGACATTCCAAGGCATGGGAGATTTGTTCAAGCAAGGTGTGTCAACGTTGACGAACTCCTTTTTGCCCCAGTCATAGCGGGGCATTGGAAACAGCATGAAACTTGGGACGGCACTTACACCCTAGATGACCTGCTAGACATTGTGGAAGTGATGCAGGTAAAAGCAGAAAACGAGCGGCGTGCAGAGGAACAGGCAGAGATAGACAGGGAGGCTAAAAGTGGCTAACGCAAATGTACTCAAATCATACCTTGTCGGCCTCGGCCTGCAAGACAATATGTCGCCGCAACTCAAGCGCACCTTACGCCAGAGCCAAGGGGCTGTACGCCAATTTGCTAAAGGCGTTGGTGTCGCAGGCCTTGCAATCACAGGGATGCTGGTAGCCGCCAATGCTGGGATTGTGCGATTCTTAGGCAATCTCAAACGCACATACGACCGCATACAGGATAT